GGTGGAACGACCTGAACGAGCTACGCAAGAGCATACCGAACCTGGGCGTATCGGTGTCGGTCGACTTCATGCTGGAGGAGATCGCGATCGCGGAGGGCTCGCTGTCGAAAAAGGCCGAGTTCATCACGAAATACTGCTGCATCAAGCAAAATTCCAGCCTGGCATGGCTGCCGGCGCAGACGGTGGAGAAGGCCTCCGGGCCTGCGCTGCTGCTGGAGGACTTCCGGGGCAGCTACTGCGTGGGCGGCATCGACCTGTCGCAGACGCGGGACCTGACGGCCTGCACGGCGGTGATCGAGCGCGCCGGGGAGCTGTACGTGTTCGCGAAGTTTTTTCTCCCGGCGGAGCGCATCGACGAGGCGACCCAGCGGGACGGCGTTCCCTATGGGATATACATACAGCGCGGGCTGCTGCAGCCCAGCGGGGACAACCTTGTGGACTATCACGACTGCTTCGACTGGTTCCGGGCGCTGGTGGAGGAGTATCAGATCTACCCGCTGCAGGTGGGGTATGACCGGTATTCGGCGCAGTACCTCGTGCAGGATATGAAGGCCTACGGGTTCCACATGGACGACGTGTTCCAGGGGGAAAACCTGTACGGCGTGATTCAGGAGACCGAGGGGCTGCTGGAGGACGGCGTGATCCACATCGGGGACAATGACCTGCTGAAGATCCACCTGCTGAACAGCGCCATCAAGATGAGCACCGAGCGGGGACGGGGGAAGCTGATCAAGCTGACGCCGGGCGCCCACATCGACGGATGCGCCGCGCTGCTGGACGCGATGACGGTGCGGCAGAAATGGTATGCAGAGATCGGCGAGCAGCTGAGGAATTGAGGTGAAACCAATGTCTTTGTTTGATAAACTGTTCGGCAAGCGCCCGAAGCCGAGAGGGGATTTTCAGGGCGTTTTCAAATTGCTGGACGGTTACACGCCCCGGTTCACTTCTTTCAGCGGCGGGGTCTACGAATCGGAATTGGTGCGCAGCGCGATCAACGTGCGGGCCACGCACATGTCGAAGCTGCAGATCACCACACAGGGAGCGGCGAAGCCGGGCCTGCAGACGAAGCTGGCCCACGGGCCGAACAGCTTCCAGACGTGGAGCCAGTTCCTCTACCGGCTGTCGACGCTGCTGGACGTGCACAACACGGCCTTCATCGTGCCGGTGTGGGACGAGTACGGCCAGATCTCCGGGATCTATGCGCCGCTGCCGACCAGCTGCGAGCTGGTGCAGTACGGGCAGGACAAAACGCCGTATATCCGCTATGAGTTCAGCTGGGGCGAGCGCGCCGCCGTGGAGCTGGAATACTGCGGCATCATGACGAAATTCCAGTATCGGAGCGACTTCTTCGGAGAGACCAACCGCGCGCTCATGCCCACGATGGAGCTGATCCACATCCAGAATCAGGGCATCCAGGAGGGCGTGAAGAGCGCGGCCACCTATCGGTTCATGGCGCAGCTTTCAAACTTCGCGAAGGCCGAGGACCTGAAGAAGGAGCGCCAGCGGTTCACCGAGGAGAATTTCTCGAGAGACGCGAAGGGCGGCGGCCTGCTGCTGTTCCCGAACACCTACACCAATGTGAAACAGGTGGAGGTCAAGCCGTGGGTGGTGGACGCCGACCAGGCGAAGGCCATCCGGGAGAACGTCAACTTCTATTTCGGCGTCAACGACGACGTGCTGACGAACAAGGCCTATGGCGACGCCTGGGCCGCTTTTTATGAGGGCGCGATCGAGCCGTTCGCCATCCAGCTGTCGGAGGTGCTGACCCGGATGCTGTTCACGTTCCGGGAGCAGAGCCAGGGCAACCGGGTGATGGCGACCACGAACCGGATACAGTACATGACCAACGCCGACAAATTGAACGTGACGCAGGGCTTCGCCGATCGCGGCCTGGCGACCATCGACGAGCTGCGGGAGATCTGGAATCTGCCGCCGCTGCCCGACGGGCTGGGGAAGAAGATCCCGATTCGTGGCGAGTATTACGACCTGGGCGACGGGGAGCCCATAACACCAGCCAACGGGGGTGACACGAATGAACCTTAAAACCATAGAAGAGAAGCTGAGCGAGGGCCGGCAGTACCGAAACATAGATGTTTCGAGTTTTGAGCGGCGCGCCGGCGACGACGGGGAGAAGATCGTGGAGGGATACGCCACGATCTTTAATCAGCCCTATGAGCTGTGGTCCTATGACGGATACACCGTGATGGAGCAGATCGACGCCCGTGCCTTCGACGAGTGCGACATGAGCGACGTGATCATGCAGTACAACCACGAGGGCCGCGTGTTCGCCCGGACGGGCAACGGCACGCTGGAGCTGAGGACCGACGAGACCGGGCTTCACATTCGCGCGAAGCTGGACGGCACGGACCTGGGCCGGGACGTGTACGAGGAGATCGAGGGCGGCTACACCACCAAGATGTCCTTCGGGTTCCGCGTGGGCGAGGACAAGCGGGAAGTGACCGAGGACCACGAAAACAACACGGTGACGGTGCTGCGCACCATCACCAAGATCTCCAAACTGTTTGACGTCAGCGCCGTGAGCATACCCGCGAACGACGCGACTTCAATATCTGCCCGCAGCTATGTCGACGGATTGATCGACGAGCTCAAGCAGGAGCGGCTTGCCGCTGAAAAGCGGGAGAGGCAGAGGGCAACCATCAAACTACTCTGTGAATTGTGAGGGAAGAGAATATGGATTACACCAAGATGACCATTGAGGAGATGGAGGCGCGCAAGGCCGCCATCGCCGTAGAATGTGAAGCCGAGGGCGCCGATCTGGACGCCCTGCAGAGCGAGATCCGCGCGATCAACGCCGAGATCGAGAAGCGCAAGGCCGAGGCCGGCAAGCGCGAGGAGATCCGCAAGGCCGTGGCCGGCGCTGCCGTGACCGGCAGGCAGGTCGTGAAGGAAGAGCAGAGCAAGACCCTGGACGAGGTTCGCGCCTCCAAGGCGTACATGGACGCCTATGCCCGGTACATCAAGACCGGCAACGCCGACGAGTGCCGCGCCATACTGACCGAGACCAACCCGGCGAGCGTGGAAGGCTCCGGCCCCGTGCCCGTGCCCGTGCTGGTGGATCAGATTGTGCGCACCGCGTGGGACAACGACGAGATTCTGTCCCGCGTGAAGAAGACCGCGTTCCGGGGCAACCTGAAGGTGGCCTTCGAGCGCTCCGCGACCGCTGCCGTGGTGCACTCCGAGGGCACCAGCGCGCCCAGCGAAGAGAGCCTGCTCCTCGGCATCGTGACCATGATCCCGCAGAACATCAAGAAGTGGATCAAGATCACCGACGAGGCCGTGGCGATGGGCGGCGAGGCGTTCATTCGCTACGTCTATGAGGAGCTGACCTACCAGATCATCCGCAAGCTGTCTGCCGACGTGGTGGGCGACATCGCGGGGGCCGGCACCTCTCACACCAGTTCCGCCGTCGGCATCCCGAAGGCGAACGTCGCGCCCGGCGTCGTCACTGTCGCCACCGCCTCCGGCTATCTGTCCGACGAGGCCCGCGACCTGGTGGTGATCATGAACCGCCTGACCTACGCGAAGTTCTACGAGGCCTATGCCGCCGCCAACTTCGCCATCGACCCGTTCATGGGCCTGAAGGTGCTGTACACCAACGCGCTGCCGGCCTATGACACCGCGAACAACAACGCCGTGTACGCCATCCTGGGCGACCTGAACGGCGAGCAGGTCAACTATCCCGAGGGCGAGGGCCTCGTCATCAAGTGGGACGACCTGTCCGAAGCCGAGGCCGACCTGGTGAAGGTCGTCGGTCGTCAGTATGCCGCCCATGCGGTGACCGCGCCCGGCCGTTTCGTGAACATCACGAAGCCCGCTGCCGTGACCACCTGATGAAGGCGAAGCTGCTGCGGGACCAGAAAATCCAGCACAAGGCGGGGGAGATCGTCGAGGTCTCTCCTGCCGTGTATGATTTTCTGATCACTACCCACTCGGCTGAACCCGTCAGGGCGGAAGCGGTGAAGGCCGGGGACAAGGCGGAGAAGACGACCGCCAGGAAGAGGAAATAGCTATGAAACTGCTGATCGGCATACCCACGATGGACTTTGTCCACGTCGAGTTCATGAAGTGCCTGTGCGCGCTGATCCAGCGCCTGCGGGACGACAGGGTGGACTTCACACTGGACATCAACTCCGGGACACTGGTGTATCTGGCCCGGGAGCGCATCGCGCACAGGGCCATCAATGAAGAGTATTCCCACGTGCTGTGGCTGGACAGCGACATGATCTTCACGCCGAGCATACTTGACGATCTCATGTTCAGCGGGAAGGGCTTCGTTACCGGCATCTACCACGCGCGGCGGAAGGGCTACGCAAGCTGTATATTCAAGAGCATCGAGATCAACAAGATCGAGCGCTTCGATGAATATCCGAACGAGACTTTCGAGATTGCGGGCTGCGGGTTCGGCTGTGTGCTGGTGGAGACCGAGATTCTGAAGGCCGTGTGCCTGAACAAGGGCACGTGCTTCACGCCGCTGAAGAACCTGGGCGAGGACATCGCCTTTTGCCAGCGCGCCAGGGAGATGGGCTACAAGCTGTATTGCGAGCCCTCGGTGGTGTGCGGACACATCGGGCATATCGCCATCTATCCGGAGGATCACGAGGCGTGGAAGAAGACGATCAGCAATTACGGGGAGGTGTGACCATGCCTGAAGATGATGTCCTGACGACCGAGG